CGGCATTAGTAGTGTCCTTTCTTCAGACGCTCTTCTCTAAGGTTATACTCTTCTTCAACATCTTCAGGGTCCCAGGGGTCAAGTACTTCATCTAAGTTAGGACGAGGGATACCATGTGGAGGTGCGTCATCTTCATGGCGGATGTTAGACGTATCAGGGCGTGGAATACCATGTGGAGGTGCATCATCATTATCTTGGGTATTCGTGATACGTGGGTCAACTGGGCGGCGACCTGGATGGTCTCGTGAATCTTTACCTCTTGGCATAACTCTATTTTACCTTATTTCCACGGCGGTGCTAATGATTTAAGAAGAGCACGCCGTTCAGCACTAATCTCTTGAACCTGTTCTTCTCCTTGGCGAGAAGGGATGCCACGAGGACCTACTTTTCCATCATTGGTAAGACGAACAGGTTCTGCTCCAGGGGGAGCAAATTTAAGACCTTGAGATTCTAATTGAATTCCTGTCCAAAGGTTAAACTCTTCGGGCCAAACGTAGTCACCAGGGTTGATGCGCTCACCTTTATGGACACCACGGCTGTACTGCCGAGCATTCATACGACTTAATGTTCCAAGAATCTTGTCTTGGCGGCGGTTAGAAGACATGGTGCCAAGGTATCCGTCTGGATACTGTTCTTCTACACCTGTGCGGTACCCCGATAGCAACTGGTCTTTAGAGTTGCGCCAAACTGGAGAAGGCCCCATGCTGGCAGCAGTTCCCATACCAGGAGGTTCATTAGCGCTACCCCACTGAGTAAATGTATTAGCAGCCATTACTGTAACCCACCTGCGCTAGGACCACCTACAAGACCCCCTTGACCACCACCTACTGTGGAAACGGGACGAGGGGGGCGTGACATAAACTTTTGGTATTTGCCACTAGCGGGTTGACGGTTACGCTTACGAGAAGGCATTAATATGAAGTCTTCGGTGGTTCGTGGGACGGGTCTTTCTCCATCTTCCGATATTGTTCGTCTTCCCAAGCGGTCTGTTGTTCTTCTGGATTCAACTTTGCGTATACTTTCCCGTACTCGCCATCCATGCCACCACGTTGCGTAATACGTTTTCCGTTATGTGTTGTCATAATCAGTCCTTACTTAATAATTGGTTTAAAAGAAATTGCAGAAATTGTTTCTCCGTCATTGCCTGGGATGTCATCAAACCCAATAACAAAAGATAAATCAATTCCACGTGGGGCAACAAAGCCACGGGCGATAGCGCAGGCTTTGGCTGCTTGGTTTACTGCTGATGCGCCAATAGCACGCATTTTAGGCATTTGCCCAGCATTAATAGCACGAGCCATGATGGAACCTACGGATTGCGGGTTACTAGAACCCGATACCTTCAGAATATCGTCAATGGTGGTGTTCAGTTCTTGTGACATAAAAGACTCCTAGTAGAATAGTTATACCTTTATTTTACTGATAACCAGCCTCATCTAAGAGCCCTGTGAGGTCTTCTAGACGCATCACAACGTATGAATCACCCAATGCTTTTTCCCCCTTACCAGGGCGTTTAACAACCAACACAGGAACTGCACCACCAAGGCGTTCAGCCTGTTCTACAGTGTCATTAAGCCATTGGCTCAGTTGGAATGCTTTTTGGTTTTTGCATTGAACCGCCACTTTTCTAAGAGGGCTCTTGCGAGCAATCCCATTGATATCCCCAGTGTCATTGCCACCAGATAATGCAGGACGGTGAGCATTGATAAACCCCTTGTTGATTAAGTAGTCCCTTACAGAAACTTCAAACGATGTGCCTTTGGCTTTAGCCTTATTTGACACGGTAATTTTCCCGTTGCCAAAGAATAATGACAAGCATTGCGCCAATAAAAAAACCTGCAATAAAACTACTCATTATGGACTACTTCTTTTGTCAGGTTTTTATGAATGTCTAGTATGTGGGACCACTCTGAGTACCAACGCTTTGCGTTGGCTTCCTCCCTTTTGGCTTCAGTACGCCAAATACCTACTTCTCTACGAGTCACATCTAGTTCAGACCTAATCAGTTCTATTTCTGAGATTAAAGACTCAATGTGCTTTTTGTGCTCATCTCGCTCTGAGAGGGCTTGCACTAACTTTTCATTTAAAGATGATGCGGCGCATTCATCTACACATACTAAATTAACCATTGTTTTTATTTGTCCTTAAACATTTGTCCAGTAAATGCACCACAGCAAAAGACTGCGGTTACCATAATTATGAGTGTAAAAAAATCAGCCATAGGATAGCCTTTCTAGTCGTGCAATTTCTGCTTCAAGTTCTCGTACTCTACTGCGTAGATTTACAATTTCCTCAGCAGCACGATGAACTATTTCGTTAGCAAAAAGGTCGCTGTAACCAAAACGGTCAAGAAGTTCGTCTACAAGGTCGTAAGTCATACACGCTCCGTAACTTGCACAGAAACAATGTGCTTTTTAAATTCACCACACCAGCCATTTATAGGAGATGTTGGAAATCCAGAATTGGTAGTAGTGGAACCAACAGGTGGATACCTACGACACTCCACCCAATCAGAACCATTAATTGGCATTGCAAATTCGCAAATAATACATGACTTATTGCCCATAAAATGACCTTACTTTTTCTTTTAGTTTTTCGTTTTCTTCTTCTAATTTTTTACAACGTTCAACCCAAAACTTAATAACCCTGCGTTGTTCTGTCAGTTGGTCACTAATCGGTAAATCAGGCATGTGGGTCATTTAAACTCACCTAAATAAAGTTTAGAGATGTTTGTAAGGTGGTCAATACCACGAGTGGTGATTACCCAACCTTTTTTAGTTTCTGTAAGGAGGCCATGTCGGGTTAAAGTATTAAAAGATTCTTTAACTCTGCTGGGTTTACTAAACTTGTGGGGGAACAATGCCAGAGTCTGTTCAACACTAATTGGGCGTGTACGGTTCATACGAGCGTAGCGAAGTGCAACATGGGTGCCCCCACCATAAGTAAATTTGTCTCTCATGCTGAGTACCGTGCCTGCCTGCGCTCTTGAGGAGCAAGGCTAATGCGCCTGCTTAACTCACGACTAATTACCTGAGCACCACGTTCACAACGTTCAAAAACAGACTCAACTAGTTTACGGTAAGCACGCTTTTCTGAGTACAATTGCTGGGCTTCAATAACCTCAGGTTTTGTGTCTCTACGTGCTTTAGCGAGTGTGACAGTGTCACCTTTTTCTTTGTCACTCCATTGACCGATAAGAGTTTCTGCTTCAATGACCTTTAAATCATTTGCAGCACGCTCTTCATCAATCTCAGCCAAAACCATATCGGCTTTAGCAAATGAAACCCAGGCCATAAAAAGAGTATAAAACTCCATAAGTTGGTTGTCTGGAAGTTCATCTAGGTACAATGGAATATCAGGAACGCTACCTTCAGGGCGGTCAGGTAACGAAAACTTCTTAAGGAAGTCTCCCATGATGGAATGCTTAGGAGTCAGCGGATTGTTCAATGTAGTCTTCCTTCCAACAAACTTTTGAATAAGGGCAATATTTGCAAATGCGACTTGATGAATCTTCTGCAAGAGTCGGTCGCATTGGTGGTATCCCAGAATCTAGCGCCCTAATAACACTTTGACAACCTGCCAAGATGTCTTCAATCAACTCTGCTTGATACTTAACTGAAAACTCTTTTACGTCCTGATTGGCTTTCCATTCATAAAGGAACACACCTTCATGGATACCAAGACAGTACATATACAAGTTAAGTTGACGCAGGTGTGTTGGAAAGGGTTGGCGCACCCTCTTCCACATGTCATTCTCAGATGTAGCAGATTTGAATGACTCGTAGTCTTCCATGCGGATAGTGCCAGCGCCTACGCTCTTAATCTCAAGGATGGCACGACCTTTCTTGTCATTGATGATGCCATCAGCGTGCCCCATAAGGCGATATTCCTCATTAAGGATGGGTACTTCAACTTGTTCAAGTACACCTGCGTCTGTGAGCCACTTCTGCCACTTAGCGTGGATGGCATGGCCTTCAGCAAAGATGTTGAGTTTCTGAAATGTAAAGGTCTCACCTTGCTTTTCGTAACCCTTGATGGTGTACCAAGAAGAACGAGGGCACCAATCCTTTTTACAAATCTCCGAAGGGTGAAGATGCAAAGTATCACGAGTGCTATTGAGTTGTTCTTTAATAAGTTCTTTTTCAACTACGGGAACAAGACGACCTTTAGAAGTAATCAAATTCTTATAGTTTTTGAGATGCCATGGTGTGTCTGTCATTTTAGTTCCTTGTATAAACGTTCCGCTAAGTCTAAAGAGTGTGTATTGCCTGTTGTTACGTAATCATGGTAGAGGTCAAGACATCGTTTTTTGTCATCAATTTTTTTATGTTTAAAAACAATGTCCATAGGTTTGTAGTTGTGTGCAAACTTATGATGGAAGTAAACAATTAGGCCTTTACGTTTTTGCCCAACAACATTAAAAATTTGTTGTTCCTCATGAAGGTTACTCAAAGGACCTGTTATACGACCTGTTGACTTAATGTTTTCTCCATGACTACGCAGAAACTCAACAAGTTCATCAGCAGTCATACCGTCAGGACAACCAGACAAGATATTTAAAAGATGGTCAACCCTTTTAGTCACTCTGTTCTTCAATCATCGCTAAAAAATCGTCCTCAACAAGAACCACATAACCACGGTTATTGAGGTCAAATTGAAGAATAGGTATGCGGTCTTCAATAATCGCACGTTGTCTTAACTCCCTTAAATCTAGTTCTTTGATTGTAATGCTTTTGGTGCCCGTTGTAAACTTGTTCTCAATAAGAAGTGTTTCAGAACGAACATCATTTTTGCGAAGCCAACCTGAGCCACTACCAGCGTTACGACTTCCTTTGTAGGCTCCCGCTGAACGCTTCTCTTGTTTTACAGACTTTTTAAGGATGGCTTTGCGGTCTTCTTTATCAAGAGCCACTAAGCGTCCAATCCAAACTTTTCCCAAACCTCTGCTTTGATAGCAGCCTGTAGGTCAAGGTCTTCACGAATACCTGCAATGAGTGCTTCTTTACCTTGCCACTTTTGGTCATGGTACGAATAGAAAGCGCCAGCACGAGTAATGATGTCTTCAGATGCTGCAATGTTTACAATGTCTTTAATAACATCAAAGTCACCAAAGTTAAAACCTTTGCTCTGTGTAAAATAAAAATCAATAACGGCTACTTGTTGTGGCTTGTAGGTTTTGTTCTTCATAGTACGAGCCTTAATGGTTTGACCAACAGTCTCGTCTTTCTCTTTGAGCCATTCATCACGCTTAACTTCTACACGGCAGAAGTAATGAAAGTTCTTTGCTTTTCCACCTGGTGTAGTGCGATTATCGCCCCACATGACACCAATCTTTTCACGCCACTGATTAATGATAATCCCTGTACAACCTCGGTCCTCATGGACAAGAGAACGCTTCTGTGATTTGGATGACTTACGAAAAAACTTACCAGTAAGGCGTGCTCCGAGCCCCATGGTGAATTCCTCCATTGTCTTCTCAGCCTCATCTGTTGGAACAAGTGCAGGAAGCGAGTCAATAACAATCAAGTCAATTGCACGGTTGTCCATAACTTTCAATACGAAGTCATACACATTTTCCATGATGTTGGATTCAACTACCCACAAGCGGTCAAGGTCTACACCAATAGCCTTTGCGTATTCAGGTACATACTCTTCAGCAGCAATCCATAGGGCACAAAAATCAGGGTCTGCCGCTTGGTTAGCCGCAATGGTTTTGTATGCCAATGCAGTCTTACCTGATGATTCTTCACCAATAATTTCACTCCATTGATTGACAGGCCAACCTCCGCCAAGCATGAGGTCGTATGCCAGCACGCCTGTGGTAATACGAGGAAGTTCTTCTTGAATGCGGGAACCTTGTACAACCACCTCTTCTCCATACTTTTTATTCATAGATGAAATTAGTGCTTGTAATGTTTCGTGTGTTGCTGTTGACATATTGACTCCTTATGACCAGTTTGCTTCGTCACCTTGGTGGTAGATGCCATTCCAACCACATGTATAACAACGTGGAGCAGGTGCATTACCACCTACGGTGGTTCCCCCAGTTGACTTAGTACGACTAAAAACATAACCGCCACCGCAAGCAGGGCATGTCATCGTATCACGGCGAGTAGCCTCTCCGCCATTCGTAATGCCCATTCTTAGTGCTTCACTAAAAGATTCTGGTTGAGCAGTTGGTTGCTGTGAAGGACTTTGTGTAATGGGTGTTTGTGTTACAGGCTGTATGTGTGTAGGAACAGATGTAACAGGATGCGTAAATTGTTGTCGTGGTGCAGTTGGTTTTTCACCTGCAAGTTTTTTTGACCACCAGTCAGTCATAATCTTCTTCTCCATAAGGTACTACGAACGCCAGTTTTTCAGCATCCATAATTTTGTTGAGCATCGCTACTCCATAAATAGTGAGAAGGCTTTGAAAGTCTTCGCTATTTGTTTCTGGAGAAACTTTTTCAGTTTTCTTTAAAAATTGAGTAAACCACTTAGATGATTGTTCAATTTCTTTAAGAAGACCATAATGCATGAAAACTGCCCACCTTGTCAAGACATCTTTATGCTCTTCTTCTTCTACATCTGCTGAGGGGTATGCAAACCCCATATCGGCTGCAAATGTTTGACCTTCTACAGTTGACATTCTTAGATAAAAGTTGCGTTTATCTAGACTTGTCACCCTTTTGCCTCCGCCCAGGTACTTGCCATGTCACAGGACACACGAAGAGGAACACCTTGGATAATAGTATTATGCCCCATTGCCTTCATAAACAATTCTTTCATTTCTACTGCCTCTTCTATTGGAGCAACTGCTATTAGTTCGTCATGAACCTGAACAAGGACTTTTAAGTTAGTCCCCTTAAAGGCTCGGTCAATGTCAATCATAGCCTGCTTGCAAAGGTCTGCTGCTGAACCCTGAACCACCGCATTAACGGCTTGGCGCTCTGCACGGGACCTAAACTCTGAGTTGACGGAAAGGAGGTCAGGAAGCCTTCTACGCCTCCCTGTGATGGTTTCAACGTAACCAAGCCTACGTCCCTGTGCAACTACCTTCTGCTTCCATTCAGTAAGACCTGAGAATTGGCGGTAATACTCCTGAATCATATGTTGGGCTTGCTCAAAGGAGATACCAGTGGTGCGTGCCAACTTACCAGCGCCACCTCCATAAGCCGTTAGAAAGTTAACTCCCTTACCAATCTGGCGTTCCTCACTTGTTACGTCTTCTATTGACTTGCCAAAGAGTAGGGCAGCCGCACCAGTGTGAATGTCAATGTTGTTGTTAAAAACTTTAAGTAATTCTTTGTCTTGGGAAAACATTGCCATTACCCGTAGTTCAATCTGGTCATAGTCGGCAACCAACATAGTTTGACCTTCAGGAGCAACAAACAGACTGCGAATACTTGATTCACGAGGGATGTTTTGAAGGTTGGGTCCAGAAGATGACAAGCGACCAGTGGCTGTTCGGTGAAGGTGAAATGATGGGTGTAGGCGACCCTGGTTCAACTGAGGGATAAGACCATCAACATAAGTTGATTTAAGTTTTTTAGTTTCAGCCCAACCTAAGAGCATTGTAAGAGCAGGGTGCTTGTGCTCTAAAAACTTGAGACTCTCTTCGTCTACAGATGGTTGCCCTGTAGCCGTGGTCTTGTGTGGTTTAAGGGCTAAACCACCCTCACGCTTCTTATTAAACAAAAACTGTTGTTTATGTTTTGTAGAGTCAGGATTAAAGCCAATAGGAGTGTAATCAGACAAATCCAATAAAATAGTTTGTAACTTGGTATCTAACTCTTTTCCAAGATTTACTAACTGCCTTTCATTTACAGGAATGCCGTTGTTCTCCATATGCATAAGAACTTCCAACACTTGTGAGTCTTGGTAAAAACAACGAAGTAACCCTTCGTGGGTACAAATCTTGGGCCATAAACGCTGGTGCAAAAGCCATGTCCAACGAACGTCCAAGTGCACATACCTAATGGCCTTGTCGTAGGGAACAAAGTCAATGACTTTACCTAACTTGCCATCACGAGCGTAAGCATCATGCTTACCGTAATTTTTCATAATGATGTTCTCAAGAGAGTAAGACATTAAATTCTCGTCTACAAGGTGTTGCATCAACATGGTGTCGGCGTAGGGGCCAACAGGGATGTCTCCTCCGTAGTACTTGCTGATAGAACGAGCGTCAAACTTAACGTTCTGCCCAATCTTTACAAGAGAATCGTCAAAGAACAATTCTTTTAAAGCACGAAAAACATCAGCCTTATTTAGTTGTTCAGGTGCTTCATCGTAAGTTGCAGGGATTACATACTTGGCTTTAGCCATAGACTCTTGCCCATTTTTGAGCAACTTTCTGTAACCCTCAGGTGGGGTGGTTGTACCATCCCCTACCTGTTCTGGTGTCAAAGTGATACCACGCTTGTGACCCATGGGAATAGCCCATGATTTACCAGCAGTGGCTAAACCAATCCAAAACACTTCATTGCGTAGAGGGTCAAGAGCCAAAGACTTTCTGTACTGTGCTTCAAAGTTTTCACGAGCACGATTAGCAATCTCAGGACTTGGATTCTTAAGAGTGGAAAGATGTTTCTTCCAATCTTGAATCATTACTTCTTCTACGTCAGGGTGGCGCTCTAAAACTCCACGGGTTTCAACGTCAAAAGCAAACATGCCAACGTTGCGAATCTCTTCAACAACGTTGGCAAGTTCGGCAAGACTTGAAATAACGTGGGGTGTTGACCCCACCGTCATTAGGCTTCTTCCGCTGCTATTGAAAGGAGGTCCGAACGACTCGGAATCTGAATGATGTCAGCGGTGTACGCCTTCTCCGACCAGAGTGCATGGTCTGCATCTGTGAAAGAACTGATGCCCCACTCTTCAAGGTCACGGTCACGTACCAACTGGTGAGCGGTTGCACTAGTGGCACCCTTACCAGTCTTGCTGACTGCCCAGAAATGCTTAGACAAAGGTCCAGTGCGTGGGTCGTTGTGGAAGTTCTTCAACTGGTCAATGACACGAGGTCCAACTTCGTATGAACGTAGTGCGTGGTTGCCATCGCTGGCAAGAAGTACAACGTTAAAAGCAATACGAATAGATGGACGGTTGCCTGCGTCACAAAGTGGGCACTCATCAAACTCACCGATGCAAACGAATGATTTCTGACCTTGGCGCTCAACCCAGTGCTGTCGCCATGATGCGTATGGCTCATCGCTGAGAAACTTAATGATGATGGGCTCGTCCTCAATGCGGAGGCGAGTTGCGTAAGGGGAGTCTGCATCTTTTACAGCAGAGACACCTTCCCATCCCGAACGGATAATGCGGCGAGCAGCAGGTGCTGCGGCTGCGGGTGTTGGTGCAGAAGTTGGTACTTCTGCTTCTTCGTCAAAGTCGTGGGACATTTCTTTACTTTCGTTATCTAGGCCAGTTTTGTTTTATGTGTTGTTTGGCAGACTCCCATTGACAATGCAGTGGGTCATCCAATTGGAATCTTTCCACAGTATCAATGATAAAGTCAAGTTGCCTCAGACTATAAAGTCTGTGTCCTTTAGGTTCCGTACCTGGCAGTTGGGAACCTTCGGGAGGTGGTGTGCGGAAGTTAGCCTTTGGCAAGATGCCTCGGTACTCCCACATACGGATGGTATTGGCTTTGCGACCTAACGCTTTACCAAATTCTCCAACCGTAAAAAACTGTTGGGCTTCACCGTTAATGATGAAGACCTTAGATTTTGCCCCATTGTATCGGTCAAAGCCGTGGGTCGCAACCTTCTTTTCAACAAGTTTATTTTTAGGTGGTGTCTTTCCAGGAAAATCAGGAAGGTCACCAAATAAATCAAGAGGGTCTCTCATGCTTTGAAAGCCCAAGTTTCTTTCTCAATGTAAAACGCTTGGATAGTTTCTGCAACGTCATCGTTTTCCCAAGCAAGAGCAAGTAGTTTATCTTCGTCAAGCAGTTCTACGACACGCTTAAGGTCATCCCAGCGCCCTGTTTCGTGAGCCCAGTTATCTGCGGCACCTTCATCAAAGGAACGGCTTACACGGCGTTCGTACTTCAATTCAAGTGAGCCAACCTTGAGCCACTTGTGACCTTTGTCGTCTTCAAAACCTTGGTCTTTGATTGCTTCAATAAGTTCAGCCTTCATGTCGTTCTGACGCTTTGTCAGCATGTCAAGGGCTTCTTTGGACTTCTTAAATTCTTGTGCAAGTCGTTCGTAATAGTCAATTGTTTTTTCCATGTTACACCTCTGAGTTAGCCATAAACTCTGTTAATGAGCCTACGTTTAGTTCAAACTTACCATGGCTGTCGTACCCTTTGTCAATAAACGCACCATTAATTCCACGTTTTTGTTGAAGCATTTCGTACTGCCTTTCTTCAATAGAGCCTTTCATTACGAATGAAGTAATTGTAACGTGGGGGTGTATTGAAGATAAACGGATAATACGGGCATCCCGTTGGTCTAGTTTTCCAGCAGACCATGGGAGGTCGTAGGAAATGAGGTAGTTGGCGTTCGGTAAGTCCACGCCATACCCACCTGCGTCTGACGATAAAAAAAGACGGACATTTGGGTCAGTTGCAAACTTCTGTTTAGCAATGTCCCGTTCTTCAGCAGACATTCCTCCCATGAATAAAACGCTTTCAGAAACTTTCTGCGTTGCTTCCTGGATAATCCGTAAGTTCTTTTTAAAGAATGAGAATAAAACAACCTTATTATTCGGGTCTTCATCTAATACATCCTTAATGTATTCAAGTACTGCGTCTAGTTTAGGACTAGTTGCTGATTTAGTCAACCAACCGTGTGCAACCACATGGCTGGCGTACTCACTACCATCA